TTATGACTAATAACTCAACCATGACTACAGCTAACAAACAGGTGTTTGATGGGTTATTTAATCAACTAAATAAACAAAAACCTATGACTAAAGAGATAGCGCAAGATGTTTTGTCGAGTTTGTTTCGACAGGCCATAGGTGAAGATATAGCTAACATAGGTTTTGATTATGTTAATGGCACACAGAATACGTTAGAACCGCTACGAAGATTAATTGAGCAGTATAACGATGATTTTCTACCTAATCTTAAAGTAGATTGGGATGATATAAGTATGGATACACTTCTTCAACTTAACGACCTAGAAGCTAAATGGAAGTTTAATATTCCTACCCTGCAACGCAAAGTAGAAGGTGTTAATGGCGGTCATTTTATTATAGTTGGTGCTAGACCTAATACGGGCAAGACAAGTTTTCATGCAAGTATGATTGCAGGTCCAAATGGTTTTGTTCAACAAGGTGCTAAATGTATAGTGCTTTTAAACGAAGAAGCGTATCATAGAGTTGGTGCTAGATATTTAAGTGCAGCTACAGGAATGTCGTTAATTGATGTAAAAAATAATCCTGCAAAGGCAGGTCTTTTATATAAAAAGATTTCTGATAAATTACACATTAAAGATTGTACAGGTAGAGATTTAGCTTGGGTTGAACAGATGGTTAAGACTTGTAGACCAGACATACTTGTGCTAGATATGGGGGATAAGTTTGCTGTAAAAAGCGGAGATAAATCAGACATATATCTTAAAGACGCTGCAATTTACGCTAGGAATATAGCTAAACAATATGGTTGTGCTATATTTTGGATGAGCCAGTTATCTGCTGAAGCTGAAGGTAGGATTGCACCGAATCAGTCTATGCTAGAAGGTTCTAAAACAGGTAAAGCTGCTGAAGCTGACTTAATGATTTTAATATCTAAAGACCCTATGCCTGAAGGTGCTACAGAAGAATCTGATGTGCGACATCTTGTCGTAGCTAAAAATAAGTTGACAGGCGGTTGGCATGGTACTATAAACTGTACATTAGATGTGAATACTTCACATTATTTATCTTAGGAAATAAAATGAAAACTGTATTAGATGTAGAAAACACAACAACAACTAGAGACGGCAAGTTACATCTTGACCCATTTGAAGCTGATAATAGTTTAACTATGATTGGAGTAGGAAATGCGGATAACGATGAGCCACCTCTCGTAGCTACGTATGACCACACAGAGAGAAGGTCAGACAGTAAAGATGTCATTCAAGATATTTTAGATAAGACTACATTACTTATAATGCACAATGCACAACATGATTTACAGTGGTTGTGGGCTTGTGGCTTTAAGTATAATGGTGATATATATGATACCATGTTAGCTGAGTATATATTAGCTAGAGGTTTAAAGCGTAAGCTATCTTTAAAAGATTGCGCTGAGAGATATTCACTACCGTTTGCTAAACAAGATACACTTAAAGATTATTTTAAAAAAGGTTTTTCCACTAGGGAAATACCACACGACGAATTAAGTTTTTATTTGTCTGCTGATATACTCGTAACTAGGTCACTATACAGAGCTATAGACCATAAATATCAAGACGCTGAAAACCATAGTCTTCATAAAGTTTTAGATATTACAAATAACGTATGTAAAACCTTAACTAGAATGTATATGAACGGTGTTAAAATAGATAAAGATGCACTTGAGTTAGTTAAAGAAGAATTTGAAAGTGAAAAGAAAGATATAGAGGACAGATTACAATCTCAAGTTCAAGAATGTATGGGTGATACACCTATTAATTTAAATAGTCCTGAACAAGTTTCTCAGTTAATATTTAGTCGCAAAGTAATAGACAAAAACATATGGGGCGAAGAACTATTTGAACACACGAATGGGTTAAAAGAATTTAAAGCGTGTGTGGAATCTAATACAGAAATAATTAGAAAAACTAAAGCATTTCGATGTGCAGATTGTAAAGGTGAAAAATACATATATAGAGTTAAGAAAGATGGAACTCGTTTTAAGAAGCCGAGTAAGTGTTCTAATTGTGAAGCTAAAGGATACATACTCAGGCCATTATCGACAATGGGCGGTTTAAAGTTTGAAGCATCAGGTAAAAGTTGGGTAAGTGCAAATGGTTTTTCAACTTCCAAGAAACATCTAGAAGCACTAAGTATATGGGCGAAATCTAAGAACTTAGAAACCCAATCTAAATTTTTATCTGATTTACAGAGGTTGTCTGCGTTAGACTCATACTTATCTTCTTTTGTAAATGGAATAAATATATACACAAAAAATGATGGCTATTTGCATGTAGGTTTAACGCAACACATAACATCTACGGGCAGGTTTAGTGGGAGAAACCCTAATATGCAGAATATGCCTAGAGGTAATACTTTTCCTATAAAAAGGGTATTTATATCTAGATGGGAAGGTGGTCACATAATGGAAGCAGATTTTGCTCAGTTAGAATTTAGGGTTGCTGCTTTTTTAGCTCAAGATAAAACGGCAATGAAAGAAGTTGAAACAGGGTTTGATGTCCATGCTTACACAGCTAAAGTGATTACAGATGCAGGTCAACCTACGTCTAGACAGGAAGCAAAGGCTCATACATTTGCTCCTTTGTACGGTGCGAGTGGCTATGGTAGGACACCATCTGAAGCATCTTATTACACTCATTTCAATGAAAAGTACAAAGGAATAGCTAGGTGGCACAATAAATTAGCTAATGAAGCTATGGCTACAAATAGAATACAAACACCATCAGGCCGACAGTATGAATTTGAATATATGCAACGCAGAAAAAATGGAACAGTGTCTAACTTTACTATGATAAAAAATTATCCTGTTCAAGGGTTTGCAACGGGCTGTATTGTACCTGTTGTGTTGATGGAATTTGAAAAAGAACTTGACACTATGCAGTCATGTCTGGTAAACACAGTACATGATTCTATTGTAATTGATATTCACCCTGATGAGGTAGATAAAGTGAAAGCGACAGTAATTAAAATAAACTCAAATCTGCACGACATTATCTACAATTATTATGGTATTGATTTCAATGTGCCTTTATTATTAGAAGCAAAATTAGGTAATAATTGGCTTGACACGAAAGACATTTAGATGTATAACTATAAATCTATTTTAATTTAACTGTAAGGAGGTTAATATATATGACTAATAATGATATCGTAACTATGGACAACATTAATAATTATGCTGCCATGTCTAAGCTTATGGGAGTTAATTCTATAAGTTCTTCAAATGAAGAGAAAAAATCTTCTAATTTAGCTAGAGTAAAAATATTACATACAGCTATTATGGGAGAACAAGAAATCGGTGGAAAGATGAAAAACATCGAAGTAGTTGAAGCAGGTTGTTATTCTTTAGAGCTACCTGATGGGAATACAGTATATTCTAACAGTATAACTGTTCAACCTTTTATGCAGCGATTCGCATATAAAAGATACGTTCAAGGAAATGGTAAAAATTCTAATCCTGAAAACAAAGGTTATTATCAGAAGACTGTCATGGCAGATAGTTTGAATAGTGATTTACATGACACTCATGGAAGTTATAATTGTGGTAAACCTGCAGGATACATCAAAGATTTTAAATCTCTTAGTGAAAGTATGCAGTCTTTAATTAAAAGTATAAAGAGAGTTAGAGTTATTTTTGGTCTTGTAACTTTAAAAGACCCTGTGGATAGTTCAGGTAATTCTACTAAAGTAGAAGAAAATATACCATTTATATTTGAAGTAGATAATAGAACTTCTTTTAAGACATCAGGCGAACCCTTTGAAAAGTTAGCTAAACGTAGACATTTACCTATTCAGCATACTATTACTTTTACAACGGAGGCGCAGACTATACCTACAGGTGCAGTATACTATACGGTTGTAGCTGAGTTAAATGGAGCATCTAAAGAGATAGTCAAAGAAGATGCTGAAAGAGTTCAATACTTTTTAGATTGGGTTAAAAATCACAATGATTATGTTATGAATAGTTTTCAAGAACATTCTAAAAAAGATATATCAGAAGAAGATAAAGATTTAGTTGACGAGTTTTTAGGTTCTCCTGATTTAGAAAGCGTATCATAAAATGAATCATCCTGCTGAACTGTCAATTAGAGGGTATTTAAGTGATGCTATAAAAGGCAAAGCTACTATGTCTGATGAAATAATTGAAAATGTAGTGTCTGATATGAGAGAATCTCTAAAACGACAGTTCTCAGGGCAACCTAGAGATGAATTTAAATTAAGACCTTCAAGTTTAGGTAGGCCAAAATGTCAACTTTGGTTTGATAAAAATAAACCTGAACTAGCAGAGCCTATGCCTTCAAATTTTATGATTAACATGATAATAGGAGACATAGTTGAAGCAATATTTAAAGGTATATTACGTGCTTCTGGTGTTGATTTTGAAGACAGTAAAAAGCTAACTACAAATGTAGCTAATCAAGAAATAACTGGAGAATGTGATTTAACTATAAATAATAAAGTAGATGACATAAAATCTGCATCAGCGTGGTCTTATACGAATAAATTTTCTGACTATCAAAAATTAAATGAAAATGATTCATTTGGTTATGTATCTCAACTAGCTCTTTACGCTAAAGGGTTAGGAGTAGATGTTGGCGGTTGGTGGGTTGTCAATAAAGCTAATGGCGATTTTAAATATGTATCTGCTGAATCTATGGATTTAGATGCTGAAATAAATAAAGTTAAAGACACTATTAATTATTTAATTAAAGATGAGCCTTTTGAAAGATGTTATGACGCTATACCTGAAACGTATAGAGGTGTTCCATCTGGTAATACTGTACTTCCTAAAGAATGTCACTTTTGTAAATACAAAAATTCTTGTTGGGAAAATTTAAAAGAAATGCCATCCAAAGTATCTAAAGCTAAAGATTTAAAAATAGTTGAATATGTATCATTAGCAAAATGAGAAAAAGAAGAAAAATAAGATATAGGAGTGGGCTAGAACAATTTATAGCCGACTTCTTAAAGGCAAATCAGAAGTGTGTTAGGTACGAAGAATTAAAAATACCTTGGATAGATTTACGTCATCGAACCTACACACCTGATTTTATATTAGATAACGGTATTATAATAGAAGTAAAAGGTTTTTTTGATAGCGAAGATAGACGAAAGCACATTGAAGTAAGGAAGCAATATCCTGACTACGACATTAGATTTGTTTTCTCTAATACAAATAATAGACTTTACAAAGGAAGTAAAACAACGTATGGTCAGTGGTGTGAAAAGAATAATTTTAGATATGCACATAGGATTATACCTATTCATTGGTTAAAAGAAAGGAGAAAAAAGAAATGAAAATTAAAAAAGATGAATTTGCTTTGATACTGTCACCAATAAAAAAAGATAAAAATTGGACAGGTGAAATAGATATAAAAATAAAG